TCTGCTTTGACTTCTTTGTCTTCAGTTGCAGTTACTTTAAAAGCAGCTTCATCTTTGGTATACATATACATCCATTTTCTCCGCTATTGATAAAGGTATTGATCTGTCATATGCTCTAGGATGCCTTCCTTCAGCTCTTGCATATTTTGTTCTAGGACCACGTCCTTGACACTTAACATAGTATCTAGGAAGCTTTGTTGGCTGTGTTACAGAATAACCATTTTCAAATCTATAATTAGTCCACTTTTCAGTATGACGATTTTCGCCATTAATAGCTTTAACTACCTTACGAATTGTTTCCAATTCAAGCATATCTCCAGCACATTTAGTGTGAACAGTTTTTACATAATTTTGTGATCCTCTCATTTTTTCTCCTTAATTTTTTTTGATCGTTTAATTTTTTCAGTGAGTTCTTTATCTTTAAGTGTGATATAGTCTACCCATGTAACAGTTTCTCTTTTCTTAGCCATTAGTGAAAGACTCTCTTTACACCATTTTCAACAATGAAGTCAAGTTCAATTTCACCTATAAGATCAAAACCATTTTTGTATCTAATAGAGTCATTAAGTAGACTCCAATCTGAGTCTTGAGTTGACTTTGCAAGAGCGAGCTCTACTAAATCAAGCTTAATTTCTACTGATTGACCAGTAGCGAGGTGTGTACCTATTAGTGCATTAACCATTGAGGACCTCCATTGTTGACAATCTTTGTTCTACAAGACGATTTATGACAACATCTCTGTCTGTCATAGCAACTCTCATATCGAAAGATTCACACATGCCTGGTAGCATTTTACCACCATCCAGTTCTCTTATAATCGAGCTTGTAGGCATTTCTATTACATTAGCCAAGATTTGCTCTTTGACTAATTCTTTGTTGTTGTTTGGCATTTTTTCTCCTTATCCAATAATATAATTATATTATACCATAGTTTTGAGCAAATGTAAACGACCTGAGTGAAAATAATTGAAAATAATTGTGAGAAAGTGTTGATCTTAAAAAAGGGGAGTATGAAACTCCCCCACGAATTGTCATAATTAAAAGGTTGTTATACTTCTTTTGCAATAAAAGTGTATATACCATAAGCCAGGGCTGCCCAAGCTAATAGGTCGACAAGTCCACCTAAAAGCAAGTATGATAATGATAGTCCGATGATTAAACCACCGTCCCAAGATGTGCGTTCAGCCCATCTTTCCATTAACCATGCCTTTGCGTTATTTAACATATTCATATATTTCTCCTTTATACTTTAAAGTCAGCAAACGAGTCATTACTTTCTCGTTCACCAAACTTGTTTATCGGCTTATCAGGTATCATGTCAGACATAATATCTGATTGAGCCGACTCCTCTACATCATATAGCTTCATGCGGGAACGATCTATCCCAATTACAAATCGTTTGTATTTGGTTAAATCGTTATAACGATTTTTCAGTTGCTTTACCATTATTTGGCCTAGTTCTTCGAGTTCCTCTGTTGAAATAAGAGCAAACATCAGATCTGCCGTTGCTGGTAAACCAAATGATTCAGATGTATCCTCAAGACCGACATCAGTATTACTGAAACCAGACCTCGTGGTCTGAGTTGCCGATACAATTGGAACATTGAATTCCACAGCAAGTCCACGGAGTTCTTCCGCGATTGCTTTAATATATGTATAACTATTTATACTTCCGCTCATCCCTTTCATACGACTGGATGCACAAATATTTAAATAATCAATATAGATCATATCGGGACTAAAGTTCTTTTTGAGACGTAGCTCATTAAGTAAAGCCCGAAAATGACCTGTGTGAGCTGAGCCAGTAGGATATTCTTTAACAATAAGTTTACCCGTAGAAGCTTTCGCTATCTTTCCAATCTTATCATCGAATACATTTTTTGAAATAGATCCAAGAGATTCAATTGGTAAGTTCATTAAGTTTGCATCGATTCTTTCAGCGATACGTTCTTCAGCCATTTCCATTGTTATGTACAAAACATTCTTTCCTTGATTAAGGACTCCTGCTGCACAATGACACATGAATAATGACTTACCTACGCCAGTTCCGGCTAAGGCAATATTAAGTGTTTTGTTAGGTAAACCACCTTTTGTTATTTTGTTAAAATAGTCGAGATCAAATGGTATGCGATCTTCTTTGCGATTATAAAAATCCCATCTTTTTTCGCTATCATCAATATAATCATGGCCTATTTTTTCATCAAATGAAACTCCAAGAGCAGTCGAAAGTATTTCAGGTATAGCACCTTCACTTCGTTCATTGTCTCTGCCATCAATGATTCCTATTGAATCCATGATAGCATTATAGACAGCTCTCTCTTTACACCACTTTTCTGATTCAGCAATCAGATAATCAGTATCGATATCAGATTTTTCAGCTATTTCAGCGATTAATCTTGAAGCATTGTTAAGAATATCTTC